CAGAAAGTAATCTGACTGAGCTTCTTATCAAAAAGAATAGGCACGGTAGTCTTGGGACAGTGAAGCTGTATTTTCACAAGGAATATACGAAATTTTCAAGTGTGGAGGAATAGAGAATGGCTGAGACTTATTTTAAAAATGAAGTTGAAAAGTTTCAATATTTTCAATTGCCTAAATGGCTTTTTAAGGAGCCTTATAAAAAGTTATCAAACAACGCAAAAATAATGTACGCTTTGCTTTATAATCGTTTGGATTTATCTTTGGAGTCAAAGTGGCATGATCGAAATGGCAAAGTCTTTATGTATTTTACAACAGCTGAATTTTGCGAAGAGTTGGGTTGTTCTGAGAAGACAGTGACCAAGATTAAAAAGGAGCTTGTAATATCAGGTTTGCTGAGGGAAGAACGTCAGGGTTTGACTAAGCCAAATCGACTTTACATCCTTGGTCCAAAAATTATCAAGCGTGAACCTCCAGAACCGAAAAAAATACCGTCCAGAACCGTAGAAAATACCGCTCTGGATACGCAAGAAGTACAAACAATAAAGACTGATATTAGAAAGACTGATATAGATAATAATAAATTGTCGATTTATAAAGAAATTATCTCATATCTGAATCTTAAAGCTAAGAAGAATTTTAAGGTTGACACTGCTAGTCATCAAAAATTTATCAAGGCAAGACTGAAAGAAGGCTATGTCCTTGAAGATTTTAAAAAGGTTGTAGATGTCATGGTAGCGAAGTGGAAAGGTACAGAGTATGAACAGTATCTGCAACCACAAACGCTTTTCGGGAATAAGATGGACAATTATCTAAATCAACCGATGCCAAAACGCTCTACAATCTTGACTAGTACGGTTGACGAAAGGCTAGGATTTTAGATGAAACAGTTTAAACAATTCAAAACCAGAACAGTTCTTGATGATGTCTGTGAAATCCATGGATGCCATCTTTGGTCTGTTAAAATTCCAATCAAGGGAAAGGTTGAGGAAATTAGTCAATGTCCTGAATGCGAGAAAGAGAATATCCGACGCTTTGAAAAGCAACTGAATATGGAATCTGAAGTTAAAAGCAAACTATCGGATACTTACGAGGTCTTTGCTCGTGATAGTATCGTTTCAAGCAAGCTGGCAAGTAAGTCACTACATGACTATGAGATTCGAGTTGACATCGATGAAAATGCTATGAATTTTGTGAAGCGGTTGGAGCGTTGCTATGCGAAAGGTGAGACTGGCAATGCTATCATCACTGGTCCGTCTGGAGTTGGGAAGAGCCATCTGACCTATGGCTTGGCTCGGTTTCTCAATGAGCAATTTAAGTCTTATGATGAACCTAAAAGCGTGCTCTTTGTGTCAGTGGTGACCTTGTTTGATAAGATTCGAGAAAGTTTTGAGTTTGACAATGGATTTTCAGAAGCGAAGATGGTTAAGCTACTATCTGAGGTTGATTTCCTCTTCTTGGACGACCTTGGAAAAGAGAGTCGCAAGGCTGATACGAAGCGAAACGAGTGGGCGCATCAGATATTGTTCAAGATTCTGGATAATCGGACCAATACGATTATCAATACGAATCTGAGTAGCGAAGAGATTAAAGAGCTCTATTCGGACGATTTTGGGAATGGTGCTCTGTCAAGTCGCATTTTTGAGGGAGCGACAGGTAGGTGCTTTGTGTACCCAGCTGGGATGAAGGATAGGAGGTACTGATGACCTATGAAGCTAAGTTTATGCTTTACGAGCACAAGGAAGATTTAATTGATTGAGAGGAAAATAATGACTAAAAATATTTTAATGGATTTAGCATTTGAGAACTTTCACAAATGTATGGGAATTCCTGATTGGAACGAGTCTGATGAAGTAATTCTTGTTAGCTCAGCTAACAAAGAACAAATTGAGTCAGCTGAAAGTTGCCGTTCAGACGGAAAATGTAATTACCTTGGCAAACGAATTTGTATATTCTGTGAACAAGTGAAGAAAAATAATTACATCACGCTACATAAATCTATGTTAGAAAAAATTATTAAGGTAATGGAAACATTTAAAGAAGTGGAAGAAACGGGGAAGGAGAATAAAAATGATCAATAATGTTGTGTTGATTGGCCGCTTGACTCGTGATCCTGAATTACGATACACGCCATCGAATGTGGCGGTTGCGACTTTCAACCTTGCAGTAAATCGGAATTTTAAGAATCAGGCAGGTGATCGTGAAGCTGATTTTATCAGTTGCATCATGTGGCGTCAGCAAGCTGAAAACTTTGCAAACTGGATCAAAAAGGGCGCGCTTGTGGGAATCACAGGTCGTATCCAAACTCGTAGTTACGAAAATCAGCACGGTCAACGTGTATATGTGACGGAAGTTGTAGCCGAGAGTTTTCAAACGCTTGAAAAGAAGGACAACTCTGCAAACCAAGCGAGCATGGAAAACCAGATGCCACCAGGTTTTGGTGCAACGAATCCGGCGGATATTTCAGATGATGATTTGCCGTTCTAGGGAGGTAAGAAGATGAATGTACAGGAATTGATTGAGAAATATAAAAAATATGAAGATGCTTTGTTTGATATCGGAGCAAAAGTAGCTTGTCAGAAAATTTTACAAGATTTGGAACAACTAGACGAGCCTGAAAAAATCAAAGTTCCGCAGTTTGTTGCGGAAATTATCGAGTATTACAAGAAACAGAACGCTACGTTGTATGATGCGCTCAGAGAAAAGAATTTTAATAAACAATACAGTGAGTGGTTGCTGAACAAGCTGGACGCCTACGACAAAGTCGCTCGAGCGTGGCTGGACGGCTACGAGGTAGAGAAAGAGAACCAGTATGTTGTGACTTTAAAAAATGGGCAACCTTTGGTCAAATCGCAACCAGGGAGTACTCTTTATTTTAGTCAAGATGTAACAGCTGGGAATTATAAAGTTACTCGAAAAGAACTAGAAGAAGCTGGTTTTGGCTGGGTGTTTGATTGCGAAGGTGTGGAAGTTCAGGAGGTGGAGTAAATGGAAAATTTAATGTTTTGGGGAATGTTTATTGCTTGTTTGCTGATTTCGGCTATGACATTTTATATTATGTACTCTCAAGCGATGGTCAATAGAGATTTGGAAAGAAAATACAATGACTTAAAACAAGAAATTATAAGAGTTTTTGGTTGGGATGAATATGATTGGGCAAATAATTTTAGGGATTATGCTCGCAAAGTTGACGGACTTATAAAATTTAAAAAAGAAATTGAGCAACTTGAAATTATTAAAAAAGCATTAGAAGTCAAAAGTTTGGAAGAGTTGCAGAAGAAGAAAGAACAGATTGAAAGTGTAATCAAAACGTTAGAAAATTGAGGAGGTGGAGTGATGAGTTATGAGTGTTCGAATTGTTGTAAAGAAATTGAGGATGAGTTTCTGGTAGTGTAAGAGAATCATGTTATTCTTGCGTTATTTAACGATGTTGAAAATTGTTTTTGTAGTCAGCAATGTGTCAACGATTTCTTAATGATTGAATCAAAATACTTATCAACCGGAGATATACCATACGATGAGGAGGTTGAGTGATGCCTAGAAAGATACAAGCAACGATTACACAAGATCTATATGACCATGTCGAAGCAATTAAAGAATATGGTGGTTATGGAAGCGTGTCTGAAGTGGTCAATAAAGCACTTGAAAAGTTAGTAAATGAACATACTGACAATGAAATATATAAATATTATTTGCAAATGGTCAGAGTTGGAAGAAATGAGGTGGAGTGATGGTACAAACACTTGAACAAGCTACAAAAACTGAAAGCAAACGCATAAAAATCCCTGCGAAAATCAGACCGTTCGATGTAGGTTATCGAGTAGTAAACAAACACGGTCAACCGCTTGCCTTAAGAAATGGAGCAAGTATATTCGACTTACCTTTTCTAGCGGAAAAAGCTATAAAGAAAGAATTTGGGAAAAACGATCCAGATTTTGATATTGAAAAGCATTCTGTTGAAGAGGTTGCTATTATCAATTTAAGTAAACTTCATAGCTACTTTGAGGAGGTCACAGATTGAAACGAAAAAGCATATCTAAAGCCACTAGACAAAAAGTTTTAGATAAGTATGGTGGTCACTGTGCTTATTGTGGCAAGGAATTGGATTTAAAAACTTTGAGAGTGGATCATTTGCATCCTCACTATCGAGGCGGAGAGGATAGTTTTGAAAACTATATGCCTGCTTGTTATCAATGCAATTTCTACAAATCTACTTTTCTGTTAGATGAATTCAGGGAGCAGATGTCTACCTTGCACGAAAGAATCACCAAGCCATTCATAGCAAGACTTGGGTTGGATTATGGAATCATTAAAATCGAACCATTCGACGGAAAGTTTTATTTTGAGGAGGAACACGAGAAGTGAAACGATTCATTTTACTATCTGCTGGACTAAACATCTGGCAGATGGGCAGGATTGCAGAACTAGAAACAAAGCGTCCGGTTGTCGTCTACAAAGCTGATAATCAAGGCGCCGAGATAATCGGTCGTGTGGTCGGAAAAGGACAATTCGGAAAGCTATATGCAATCACAATTCGTGATTACGGCATTTTCGTAGTCACGAAAGAAGTGTATGATACAGTGAAAGTTGGAGATGAGGTAAAAATTTAGATGGAAGAAAAAGAGTTAGAAGAACTTGCTTTTGTTTTTCAAGTAGGGCAGCTCGTTTTGCACACAGCAAAGTCAATTATTAAAGATGAGAATTTGTTAGGAAGTAACGGGACGTTCGCTATTGACGGGCACAAGTTCGAGATAAAGATATCAGAGGTATCTGAAAAAGGGGTAAATATGGCAAATTTTGCAGAAGGAACAATTAAACTAAGAGGATATGCAGTAAATATTAAATCAGCTTTGAAATATATGTTTGGAGATGTTGAAAACATCACAATCGAAGAAGATACAGATGGTGAGATAATCACTTTTACTACAACGGATTCTTATTTTTATATCAATGGCACAAAACGTGCTTTTATTAACAATAATAGTTTTAAAATTCATCTTGATGATGATTTTCTTATCATCGAACTTGATAATTTT